TTGTAACTGTGGCATGTAATATTTAATTGCATCGTCCATACTGTTGTATGAATTGGTATGTTTTGCTTCTACTGGATTACTTCCATTCATTGCATCGACTGTACCCTTGACAGGCACATCACCAATTTGTTTTTTGTAAGCAGACTGAAAGCCACCAAGGACACAATCATGCTGCTTTGCAAACCAATCCAAGTTGAACTGCTCAGTATGCACACCAAGTTGCACCGCAATATTGTCAGACAAATCGTCAGGTTCTACGCGACCTGTCTTGACCTGCCATAGCTCCAACCAGTTGCCCTGCATAATTTTTACACAGTCAGAGCCACCGATAAAACCCTTACGCTCCATTAATTTTCTCCATCATTGTAAGGTCTTGTGTACTGCGTTTGTGCAGTAGGGTCAAGGTATTTCTTAAAGTCATCTTCAGTTATTGTTGTCATCTCAAGCAACTCTTTCTTGAGTTTACCTTCGAGCCAGTAGTGTCCCACTCCTTCCCCATTCTTAATTCTGTTAGCCATAATTTTGTGTGTATCTATTCTCCAAGAGGACTTGCGATATTCGGCAGCAAGACTTGGCGAGGTGCTTGCTCGTTTAACATGTGCATCCCAAGAGGAAGCATTACCTGATAGTCTTTTAAACTGAGCCACTAACTCACCTCCCAGTAGACAGCATGATGCTTGCCCTCATTGTTAGCGATCATAGCTTTATCAATGACCATGCCACTTTCTTTTAGATCTTTGATGCGTGCCGCTAATCTAAAACATTTAAATAATTCTAATGCTTGTATTGCAGTGATGCTATTACCTTCTTCAAGGTAAGCTTTGATCTGTTTGTTTTGTGATTCCATCTTGATTCTCCATTAATTGTTCAAACATTTCACCAGACATAATGACTAAAGTTTGCGGAGTTCCTCTCCGTCTTTTATAGAAGGCTATGTCTCGACCTTCTAATACTTTGAATGGGCTTGGGAAGTTTGATACATCCCTATACTTTACTTCTCCCACCAATTCTTTTCCTTTGAGTTCGAGCTTGATGTCTCCCGAATACTCTCCTCCCAAGCTGCCTGAGAGTGGTTGCCTTTTCGCTTTGATACCGATTTCTGTAAGCCACTTGACGAACCACTTTTCATGGTAAGTTCCTTTATTTTTGTTTCTATTGACCACGGCTCTTCCTCATAGCAGTGCAAACAAATGAACCAACACTTTTGCATTGATGATTCATGGTTGCCTTTTAGTATTGCAACATACCAATATGTCTTGTCTCCACATAGTTTGCATACCGCAGCCTTACCTCTTAATTGCTTCGATGTCATATTCTAATGCCTCTAACCAACACATTAGCATAAACCCAGAAGGCATCCGCTTGAACTGCTCCCACTTGTGAACCAAAGATTCAGTGCAACCAATCTTACGCGCTAAGCTTTCTTGGCTTAATGCCCTTTCGTGCCGAGCGTCTATTAACAACCTGACCAGAGTCTCGTAGTTGTTTGGTACGCTTGGCGGCTTCGTCTTTTCTGTGTTGCTCATCTATCGCATCTAAAACAGAACATGCAGTATTAAACCGCATTTCAGTTTGCCCATTGATCGTTCGGTAGTATGTAGATGTCGGAAGCCCTGCATATTTAAAGGCAGTAAATAAATCTACACCCTTTAGTTTTGCTTGTTCTCTGACAGTATCTAAGTATGCTTTCATACTGCATATATGGAGCAACATAAAGTAAGATGTCAAGGGCAGTAAAGGGGGATGTGCTACTGCCCATGACATTGTTGTTATTCCTCCTCTGTTATTTCACTTAGGTTTTGCCCTGTTCCCAGACAGTCAGGACAATCGATATGATCAGTGTCAATGTATCCACTGTCACGATCAAAGCTCATAGGTACATTAACCTCACGCTCAACATAGCCCCAACCTCCACAGTCGGGGCAAAAGATTTCTTCTTTCTCTTTCTGTTCAAGAGGTTCCCAGAAAACCTTTTTGAATATGTCATTTAACATGTGATCCATTGCATCAATATGGGATTTCATCTTGTAACTCCTCCAAGCTTTCTTGATAGCGTTCTTCCCACGCTGCTATTGCTCTGCGTTCAAACTTATCCGCATCGAATCTTGGGTTCATGCGCTTAAGTTTTTGCGATAGTTCTTTGATGTTAGTAGGCCAATGTAAGAAAGGTGCTATCTCATCAGCAACAAACTCAAAGTCTTGTCTAGTCCAACGTGCCATTTGTTTTCTCCTGTTTGGTTAATCTTTGAATGAAATAATAGAAGTTAGCGAATGCGAGTCGAAGTCTCCATTAGCTTTATAAATGGTTGCTGATACTTCAACAGCCGATTTGAATTTAAAGATTGAATCAATTTCTTTATCCAATTGCTTTAAAGCTTCAGCTTTTGTTTTGTGCTTCGTGTAAATAGCCATTTGGCTTGTTAAGGGTGGTATTGCATAACAAAGCCATGAGCTTTTACGTTTAAAGATTTTGAATTGTTCCTGTTCTTTCATTTGGTCACTTTCTTTTAACAGTTTTTCTAATTCATTCATTCTCTTTCTCCCATTCCTGATGGAACTCTCTCCAAACTTTTATCTTTGCTTTTCTAATTGCAATGAAGTCGAATAAATAAATATCCTCAATGTTATCCCAAGTATCAAAGAGTTCAGTCACAGCATCATACAAATTACGATAAGCTTTCTCTTGTTTTTTGTTCATTCTCATTCTCCTTTTCCATCGATATTAGTTCAGCAATCTTTTCATTTGCTATTATCATTGACTTTATTAATTCAATTGCAATCGGCTTTGACATTGGGAAGAAAGCCTGAGTAATTAACTTGAGGTCCCCCTTGTTTCGCAATTGCTCAACAAGCTCAGAGTATTCCCAAGCAAGTTGATTGATCTTCCATAGTTGTTTTGATGTAGCTGATTCCAACATAAACTTCTCCTTTTGTATTGGTTTCAATATGATAGTAACTGCACGTATGCAGCAAGTCAAGCCCTCTCCGCAAGAGTATAAAAAGCGAGCGAAGCGAGCGCGAAATTTTTGGGAGGCCTTTCGACCTCCCTACAATGTTTAAGCTTTCTTCTTGGCTTTAACCTCTGGTTCGTTGGCTGCTTCGAGAGCATCTAACTCTGCAAACATTGCTTTGATGTCATCTGGCATCTCTGCATCTGGTTTGCTCTCAATGCTTGTGTAGGTTGCCCCTGTCATTTCCTTATATGCTGACTGGGCTGCTGAAAGTTCAGACTGCATTAACATGAGAGCAAAACTTTCTGCTTTATACTTAGCGACTGATGCTTGGAGGTTGTTGGTGCTTATCTCATCACCATTGAATTGACTTCTATATCTGTTCATCCAAGTTTTAGCGGTGGTCTCTCTCTCTGACTGTCTAGAAATCCAGAACTCTAGATCTTGGATCTCTCTCTTGAGTTTACGCTCTGCATGAAATTTGAGAGTATCTATAACTTTCCATCCATCGTTTGAAGCGTGGCGATCTAGGTTATTGGTAGTGATGTATAGTTCTGCACTATGAGTGTATGTATCTACTATTGCTTGTATAATTTTTGACATGATTTTCTCCGTTTATATGTCTTTCTTATCAATTTGAACCTGCCGAGGGAGTGGCAGGACAGGGGCGTATAGAAGTAGCGAGCAAGAGCCATATGCGCGGCAAGGCTGCGCCAAGTAAACTGCAATAGCAATAAACCATGGCGGTGAACATCAAGAACAATTACGGAAGGTTCATGCCGCTTGGATGCCCGACTCGCCAAAGCAATCTGAAACACCCGATAGCGCAATAAGGAATAGCATCCGAAACACTAACAAGTATGAAAGCCGTCATTGTACTTGATGGACACTTGCCGTTGCTTCACAACGCCAATGACCTGCTACTCCCGAACAGGTCAAATCCCTTACACCTCGTCGAGCGTCAGCGAGACTCTATCTCTCTTCTCTCTTCTCTTTGCGTCAGGATGGAAGCCCGTAAGGGTCGAGACTACAGGCTCGATTCACGACAGCCGTCTCGGACGCCCAAACGTGTCAACCCATAGAACGCTACGTCACTTTCATTGTTACGCTACGTCACATATTGACAAGCAGTTGACAAAACTGGCATCAATGGGGGGAGAGAGGGAGAGGGGGGCTAGCAATGGTAGCAATGGATAATACACACTAGATGATTGTTTTGATGCTTGCTTCGATATAGTAGATGTAACGCTTGCTTGACTTAGGATCGATGTGAAGCTTACAGAACATAGACAACGGTGT